ACAACTTGAGGAGCCGTCAACGTGGTCTTTTTGCCATCCACTTCCACAGTCGTTTCAAACTTGAGATATACATAGTCTGGGTCTACAAGTTCGGGTGTAATTGTGAGAATCGAAATGGGACCAAGAATCTCAGAGGCAATCCTGACTTTCTCAGCGTCATTGATAATGACCCCTTCTTTGGGAGCAATCGAGATAAACACCTTGCCATAAACCGGTGGAATATTGTCTTCTCCGCCCCACACAAAAATGCTCTGGATATTGGGATATAAAGACTTCAAAAGCGATTCATAGTCTTTCTGGGTAACCGCACGATTCTGAGAGGTGTAGGCGAGAGGTGCGTTGCGACGAATGGAGTCGTCGGATTCCCGTTCAGCACCACCAGAGGCCGATGAAATTGGGGTAATGTTGACATTCGAAAAACCACCAATAGACCCCGTCGCAAACGAATTCGCCTTATTCGCTGCTTCTCCAGGAGTAGATAAATAACTGGCGATGACGATGTTGCCGTTGGACAACGCCTTTGAAATGGCATCGTCACCAAAGGTCAATTGATACTTATTGTTGGTTGAGGTGCTCAGGTAATACACCGCTGACGTTGATTCTACTTCTGTGACATCAGAGGACAATTGAAATACCTCAGAGGAGGTGTTGATATCTGATACCTGAACGGTCACCAACAATGTGCTAGTATCAATATCGTCATTGGGAAGTTCAAACCGTGAAGCAGGATTGCTAGATGAGTCGTAGGTGAACGTGGCGAGTTGTGGAGTGCCCGATTTAATTTCCACATCTTGAAACGTGAACACTCCGTTCTCCTTATACACGGATTGGGAACCGACTGGAACGAAGGTGTAGTTGACACCATCAATGGCCTGTGATTGAAATTCAGTAAACCGATCCAATGTCAACACCGACTGTAAGTTTCCTCCAGGAGGAGTCACAGTGATATCAACGATGGCTGTGGCCGCTCTGCGAGAGACTGGGGTGTAATTCAATGACTTTGAATGAGACAAGAGCGAATTGCGAACCTGGGCGGAATCAATGAACAACTCGTTCGCAATCATGTTCGTGTAATATGCATTGTAATATGTGTTGTAAGCAAGAAGGTTTATCAAAATCGAAAGGGCGGAACCCTCAAAGTTATAGTCCAAAAAGGTTGTTTGAGAACTGAGGAAGTCCTTGAGGTTGGTTTTAATCGTTTCGAATTCTAGGTCTGTGATAACCAGTTTCTCGGACATATTTACCTAACTCTTTCTAAGATAAAGTCCACCGCTAGTGGATTTGGAAACGTGTTGACAAACACCCGCAACCTAACTTCATAGGCATTCAAATCTTCATTGGGTGACACCACCAATGATTGGATGGTACACCTAGGCTCAAAGTTCTCTATGGTCTCTTGGATAAACCTGGAAATATCACGAGCTGTAAACTCAGAGACATTCTCAAACAACAACTTTCTAATATTACATCCAATTTCTGGGTGAAACGGTACCTCGTAGTGGTTCGTTCGTAGAAGATTCATGATTGCTCGAATGACCACATCCTCATTACTTTTGAGGATCAAATCCTTCCGAATCGGATGTATGGCAAAATCGAGAGTAAAATCTTGGTAAATAATAGGTGTAGCCATAGACTCTATTTATATCTATTGTTGGGCGATTGGTTTAGACAAAACATTCAGCAACCCGCCGGGGTTTTTATTGGAAATTGTATCGAATATAAAATGAGCACAGGGGTTAGAATCCAGGGCTTCCAGAATCAACCCAACACCCGCGGCCTGCAACTGGTTCACACAATTCTGTAAAAATTGACTGTCCTTGTCCATGATGCCTCGAATGAAATTCGAAACCGTAGCAATGGTATCTGTAATATCAGCAATCGTCGCGGCCCCCCGTTCGATACTCGTCAGGATATTATTGATTCGATTGGTGAACCCCAGAAAATCCTCCTCAGAGAACAGTCCAGTACATCCACCTATGACCGGGAGGCACCCAGAACCTGCTTGAAGGATGGTCAGCATGTTCTGCATCTGTACTCCAATAGACAGCACTTGTTGAAGACCGGGAGCCTGAATACCCTGGCTCCTAAGCAATCCAGACAATCGGTCAGTGTGCATCATAAAATTACCCATCGATGTTCGCACGTCCTGGAGGGGGTCCAGGGAGAGGTAGTTCGTCGCCTCAGACTGCGAGATACCCCCGTTGATCAGGTCACCAGAGGCAATACTTTGAAGGGTTGTTTCCAATCGGGTGGTGCTATCACCCAAAAAGTTCACCGAACCGATCATAGGGTTCGTAAACAAGCTCCCAGGATCAGTCGTAATCTTGTCCATGACACTTTTTGACACATCGCTGATACCGGACGAAGTGGTTGGAAAGGTCGGCAATGCGAGACCCGAGGGTATGTGAGCAAAGTCTAGATCAAAAGCCATTTTTTCTCCTAGCCACAAAACACCGTGGGAGAACCCATCGCGCACACCGAACCACAATCAATAGGGTCAGAAATACGCATAACGGGTCGACCATTACAGAACACAGTTGTAGAACCTAAAACCCCATGCCCAGAATGAACGCTGATGATGTTGGTGTGCATCGCCCACTCGTCACCCACGCGCACCACAGCTATCTTATCCACAAACACATCAGTTGAACCCGCAACTGCTGGCCTCGGTGGAAAATATGTGGGCCCCGCCGGGTGACCACTACAAATATCAATACCCAATCGAACAACTGGAAGTCCCATGTGATCCTCTAATTGAGATTCATCGGGATGCCCTTCAACGTCATTGGACCGCCCGACTTGTGTTCCTGCGTGGCCCCAGCTTCACTACTGAATGTCGTTCCTGCTTTGATCTTGACGTCAGTTCCCGCTTCAATCGTGATACTTTGTCCAGCTTTGAGTGTAATATCCTGGTCTGCGGTGATGTTTAGTGAGCCCTTGACATAGACATTCTTATCAGAAACCACAATCTCATAGGCATCTTTATTGATTCGAGTGACCTTCGAGCCATCAGGATGATATTCGTCAAATGTACCCGAACGATGATAAATGTGAATACGTTCTGCTCCTGGTGTATCATCGAACTCTAGAATATGCCCCGACTCAGTTTCCATCACCCTGTTGTAAGGGTAGACGGCAGCATATGGGGTTGGGGGTTCACTCCAGGACCCACCGCCAGCAATGGAGGCTGTAGATACGCTAGTTTTCTTCGATTGAATAGGTGTCTCACTGATTCTTTCGTTACGAGCCAAGCGAGAGAGCGTAGACTCGTTCAGGCGTGAAGGATAACGAACCCCACTAGAAGCACCCGGTCGTCTTGGTGCGCTAGATAGCTCTGCCCCCGTTCTGGGGTCTGCAAATCCTTCTGTGACGGCAGGAAGCGCCACCGGAATACCCGGAAGGATTCCCATGATGATGGGTACCTGTGAATCGTGTCCGTCAAGATAGAAACCTACAACATAATCCCCCTCTTTGATTTGTAGCGAGGCATTATCATTAAGAGGAATCAATGGTTGTGCCCACGGAAGGTCCGCTGTGGGAATGATAGATTTGAGGTCAGTGTGGGAACCGAGAATACGCACCTGGCATCGACCCATTTTCTTGGGGTCTTGGCGACTCTCTACCACCCCTACCCACCACGCAAAATGCGAACCAAGATAGGATTCCATTAGGCCTGCCTTATCGTTTTCATAGCCGAACTTCCCTCAAGGGGTCCAGGTAATGACGTTTCGAGCGAATCTTTCGACAATTCAAGAATACACACATACTTTGTTCGATCCACTTTATGACGAATCGCGGTGATCAAATATTTTCCAGTGAACAGCGTATCCATAGGTTTCTGTTCTTTGAGACCAATGGAAGCAGCGGGTAAATTCAACAACACCATTTGTCCCACACGCAAATTCATATTACCCGGTAATGAAACCTTCACCTGGAATCCGTGTAGGGCTGACATATACGCATTTCGTTGGAGCATCCACGTTTCAACCTTTAGGTTATCAACAGCGACACGATAGAACGCATCGTGGTGTTCAGGAAGAGTCAAACGAGTTCGATCCTGACCAGTCTGCATGAACGTATTCTTATTGGGGTGTTTAGTTTTTCCAAAGAACTCGACCCCATTTTGTTTCATTGTCTTGATCTGTTGATCTATCGTGTTCACCCTCATAAGTTTACTCGCATACATTCCACCGGAAATAGATTTGATTAAATCGGGAGCTTGGTTCAATTCATACTCCTCGGCCGATTCCAGTCGTATTTGTGTGTCAGATTTATCATTCTTCTCGTTCGTTTCTCCAGCCAGATTCATGGGCATAAAATTGACAATCTGGAGTGGTTCCTGTTGTGACATCGTTTCGATGTCATTGAAATGATAACCCAATCCATCTTCAAAAAATACAAACGAACATCCCGTAGTTGTACCTGTTCGTGCCATGCGAGACAGCCAGTTGATTGCTCGAAATGGTGACCAATAAGGTATCACCACATCAAAGTTTCCGACGGTGGATGTGAGTGCTGATGCTGGAAATTTGAGTGGATCAATTTTGAGATAGTTTGTAGTGATATCATTGATAATCGATGAAATAGTCATTCCTTTGTAGGACTTTGAAATTTTCAATGATTCGCTAAGAATCAATTCCTCGGAGCAAAAATGAAGGATGTAATCCTCAGAAGCCGCGGTATTCTTACGGCGATCAGTAATCTTATAGATGCGAAAAGTCTTACTGATTTTCCAGGGTGACGATGGCTTGACCAAGGTCACAATCAAATGTTCAACTCCCACAATCGGGAGAATATTGATCAAGTTTTGCGTATCCGCAATAAATAAATTTCCCATCATGTTATTGCTAAACAGGTCCTCGAAGAGGTTCAATTCTCTCATGACCTCACGAAGATCGACCGCACCTCCACTGGCACTGACAATGGTGAGCGCATCAAGTCGAAATTCGCTGGCATATTGGATTCCATCTTGAGTAGGCATGTTATGTCAATAGACTCTCAAGTTCGGAGGAAATTTGTGAGAGGTACTCTTCTTTCAATAACAAGATAATGCGTTTCGCTTCATTTCTATCAATTTCGTAAGTATAGTTATCTACTGTCGCCCGCGTCGTTGTGGTCGTCACGGTCGCCCCGTCGCTGAATGTCACCACCACAGGAACAAGACTGGTGAGTGTATCGTATTTAGTCTCGTCGATAATGAAGGTTTCCTCACTGGAATTGCCCAGAGAATCAACCTTACTGAGAGTCATGGTATAATGGTGAATAGAGCCCGCAGCACTCGCTATGGACCCATACGTTTCGTTGATATACGCCACAAGGTTTGAGTAATCTTTGGGCCAGTCGAGCAACGGATCGGTGATATTATTCAAAATATTAACAACCCAATGGTACTTTGCTGACCCATACACCCGCCCAGCGATCATTTCTGGGGTCTCACCGTCAACAATTTGATAACGATAAAATAATTGTCTATTCTTCAATAGATTCGTAATAGGAGCAGTACGACGGAAAATATCTGTAACCCACAAGAGTTCTCCTGGTTGTGGTGTCTCATTGAGGGAGTATCCGATGTAGGGAAAATTTGAAAAATATTCTGATGCCACTTAGTATTGCTCCTTCGATTCTTGCCACACTTCTTCTTTGCGTATGTTGGTCGGACCTGTGAAACTTTGCACCGGGAGAGTTGCAGCAATGTCCCACTCGGAAGTTGGTATTTCAATATACCTCGATTGCACATGCCCAGCAAGGTACCTCTTGATACAGGGTGTCGCACGATACGCCTGGTGTGTGGCTTTCAGTAATGGATAGGACAGCCGCAGTCTCGTGCGTTCGTCATTGAGTGAACTTGTGGCAAACCGTTTCAGTTGTGTCAGTAAAATCAACCGATCCTTGGGGTAGATATAATGAAGATTCAACCCCAGGAACCCATCATGATACCGCATCAAAGGAATCACCATTGGGAACCGGTCCCAGTAAGGTAGAGTCTTGTGACCCTTAGGTGAGTAAAAGAAAAAATAGAATCTCCCCACCATGGTCCTAGAGCGTTGGGCCTCACGGTCACGAATGATCTCCGTGCGGTTCTTGGCGCTTGGAGTGAGGTTTCTCATTTTTTGAAGGAGCCAAGACCTCCCAAAGGCCGTTGAGGTATCGACATGTTTGGAGCCTGCTTGTTCCTGTATTTTTTGGATGAGTGTAGCCATAGGATTATTTATATCACAGAAAGGAATGGTGTTTCTCGGTGATGACCTGGAATGTCCACCCCTGGTCCTTGCAGAACTCCTCGGCGGCCGCCCACTTGGCCTGATTGACCGCAAAGGTGGCGACCTCAGAAAGGAATTTGCGGGTGTTTCGACCAGTGCTTCGAAGTTGGGTCTGACCATGAGGCTTGACCTCAATGAGCCACGTTTTCATGGTGCCATCTTTCGAGCGAACCTTGATGAGGAAGTCAGGGAAGTACCGGTGCATATCACCATCTAGGGGAGAACGATAAGGCACCACAGGGCCCTCGGAGTTCCACAGCACCACCGAGTCCGAGGTATCAAACTTCTTCATCAATTGAAGTTCCCACCCAGACCTATAGGTGATTTGTTTGACGTTCCCGGCGTATTTTTGTGGGTTCTGGGGTTTGTAGCGGCCTTGATAGTATTTGTTCACCGGTATCCTCAATGTGACATAAATAAGCAGATGCAGTCCATTGGAGGTATTTATGGAGTGGGGAAGTTTGTTTGGGGGGGCTTCAGACTCGGTCGTAAATGCTTTTAAGGATGCTATTAGCAGTCCTGAGGCACAAAAGTTCTCGGCGGCCTCCAAAGACGCAATCAACAATGTTACAAAACCAGAGTCACCAGAACAGCGTGGTGGACGAGAAAGGCTTCAAACCAACTACAAGTACGAGTATGTTCAATACCCTAGTGACCTTGATTCTGAAGGTACCAGACACCCCTACTACATAACCTTTTATATTGCGACTCAGGACTTATCCCAGTTCAAACGACCAAAATCAAAGGGGCCTGCTCCATTATCCACGGTTGACATCAACGCCCGTGCCACCAGGACCTTGGCAAAAAACTATAAGGACACCAACATTGGGTTTGGCCGTAAAACATCCCGCACAACCCAGGCAATTAGGTTGTATATGCCCGATACCCTAAGTTGGAATTTCACCAACCAATTCGGTGACGTCAGCTTATCGGGGATTCCGGGTATGGGAATCGCCCAGGCTATTGCAACAACACCCGCGTTAGCTGATTCAATGGTAGAGGGTTATAAAAAGAGTGGTATCACCGGGCTCCTAGCTAGCCTAAATTCAAAAGAGGGGAGAGCGGCTGGCGCACCGCTTGCGGAACTGGTAGAAGGAGTAGTAGGGGTTCCTTCTGGGATACTGACCTCAGCCCTTGGTGTTGCGGTAAATCCTCAGGTCGATGTGATTTATCAGTCCCCCTCACTCCGAACATTTAATTTTGAATTCCTTTTTGCGCCGCGAAATCAAAAAGAAGCTGCCGATGTTGCCAAGATTATCCATCTATTCAAGTTCCATTCAGCGCCCGAATTGCTTAATGCTGGGTTTGGACGATACTTCATTCCACCATCGGAATTTGATATTGAATTTTCTGTGAATACTATGGGAAAAATTTCAACATGCGTGTTACAAGAGGTGAGTATTGATTACGCACCTTCGGGGGCCACATTCTATTGGAAAGATGATCAACCCGTCAATACGCGCATGGTGTTGCAATTCAAAGAACTCGAATTTATCACAAAAAGCCTCATAGAAAAAGGTTACTAAATGGCTGGACAATATTCCGAATTTCTCTCATACATCAATAGGTACGGGGTCGCTAAAACCTCTCACTTTGATCTCATGATACCCCGGGTACTCACTGGAAAGGTCAATGATCGATTCTTTTTTGTCAATAAGGTGATGGCTCTTCGTTGTGAAGCCACAGAGTTACCTGGGCGCCAAATCATCTCCAACGATTCAAAAGTCTATGGGCCCACATATAAGACACCCTATCAATCCATCTATCAGGAAATTACCTTAAATTTTGTTGAAACGACTGATTTTCTCATTCGTGATTTTTTCGAACAGTGGATGAGTGGTATTTTTAACCCGACCAATAATCGATTAGCCTATCCAGACGTCTATCGGTACGACGTCGACCTCATTCAATATGATGCAGCCGTTGATACGACAAACGACACTAGGGCCAGCCTCCACCCATCGGCGACCTGGAAACTGTATAACTCGTTTCCCACCGCGGTGAACCAGATGCCCGTTGCATGGGCTGAAGATGGGTTACACCGAGTTACTGTTACTCTGGCCTATGAGTGGTACATACTCTCAGCGGGGCAATCGCCTCTCAATTCTGAGAGTCGAGAAAAAAATAAGTCACCACAACAACCTCCAAAAGGAAGTGCTCGCCCCTAATCATTTACGAAAGGTGAATTGTCATGGCATTACCAAAACTAACTGTTCCACTCTATGATGTGGTCTGTCCGTCAGGATTGAAGGTATCGTTTAGACCATTCCTCGTCAAAGAGGAAAAATTATTGATGATTGCAATGCAGTCAAAGGAAACAGAGACAATTATCAATACCGCCAAACAAATTCTTGAGAACTGTATTGGAAGTGTCTCGGGTATCGATGTTGATAAATTACCTCTTTTCGATGTCGAATTTTTGTTCCTGAATCTACGGGCACGCAGCATCGGTGAACAAGTGACGCTGAGGTATAAATGCAATCAGCAGGTTGTTAACGCAAACACTGGCAACACGGAGGTCTGCAATACAGTTTCAGAATATCCAATAGACCTTTTGGGAATTAAACCCACATTTGGTGCTGGACATAGCAAATACGTGCAATTAACTGAAAGTGTGGGGGTGACACTTCGCTATCCAACCTTCAAAGCATTTCGCAATATTTCGCGGAAGGATTTGCCGGCCGACGAGGCATTTATGTTTCTTGTTGAATGTATCGAATCAATCAACGATGCCAATAGTGTGGTGTTTACAGGGGACGTTCCACAGTCGGAGGTGATTGAGTTTGTCAATGACCTCAACCACATTCAAGTGGATAAAATGGATCAGTTCTTCGATACGATGCCCAAAATAGAATTGACCTTGAATTTCAAATGTCCAAAGTGTGCTCATACAGAGGGAATTGTGGTCAAGGGGCTTGACAGTTTTTTCGTCTAATTCTTCAACACGACGACCTAGGGAATTATTATACCACGACATTCGCCCTAGTTCAAGATCATAAGTTTTCGATCACCGAGTTGGAGAACATGATGCCGTGGGAACGATTGGTATATCTCACTTTAGTACAACAACGAGTTGAAAAAGAAAACACACGAATCAAGGCCCTGAACGCACAAAGGAAACGATAATGGCTAACGAGCAAGACCCATTTAAGGATATGAAAGATCAGTTTGCTGACATGCGCGAAAGCCTTGAGAAAATTGCTTCGCAAACGAAGCCCGTGGAAAAGGTCGCTAAAGAACAAATCAAACACGAACATCGTCCAAAAGCACCCACACCTAAAATTGATCTAGACAAAAACACCAAAAGAGATATCTTAGCTGCACTTAAAAATATCAGGAGTCAAATTGCTGTATCTCAGCGCCGTGAGAACACGATGGCGGACGTGGCGGCTGATGCTCTAGCAAGTGGTCAAAGCCTTGCGGGTGCTGCAAGAGAAGCACTAGGTTTTCGAAAAGACAAACTTAAAGCATCATTCAAACGAAAATTCGATCCATTGAACATCGTTCATCGAATCACTGGAGGCTCCAAGCTTGCCACGGCACTCGCAGGTCGAGTGATGGGGCGCTCAGAACAATCCATACGAAGTGCTGCCGGGTTGCAACCTCTCGAAACACCATCTACCTTCCCAACCTCCACTAACCAAGAAGGGCCGTCGCAAGTGTCATCTGGTAAGGCTGTGGGTCTCTTGGAGCAAATGTCGTCTACACTCACTGAAATACTACAACGCATGACTGACCTTTCACTCTCTAATAAGAAAATCGAAGAAGAAGGAAAGGAAATGACCGAACTCGAAAAACAACAAAACTCTCATCTCCAACAAATGCGTGACGAAGCAGAAGATGCCGCGGCCGCTGAAAAATCTCGATTCCACAAAGCTCCAACAGCAATCGGCAAAGGTGGAGAAGTCCTCACAAAGAAAGATGAATCGGGTAGTAGCTGGATGAGCACATTCTTAAAATGGTTTATCGGATTGGGTGTTGCAGCACTGGTGATTATAAAAATGTGGAAAGAACTAACCTTAGTGTTTGGGTTTCTTGGTGATTCCATACGGGACCTCTGGCAGTCCATCAAGGATGGACTCTCATCGATCAAAGCATGGGTCGTCAACAGTCTTGAATCAGTATATGATGCAGTGTTGGATGCGGGAGAATCGATGATTGAGGGGGTGAAAGGTCTTATTCCTGGATATGCGGCTCCGACGGCAACCGAAAGGCATGAAGCACTCAAAAAAGAAGCGGCCTCAGGCAGCAGACGAGCCCAACGAAAACTCGATCAGGAAGTGGCTCCCTCAGCAGATACCGAAGCAATACTAGGAAAGTTAGCCCCAAAGTTCGCCGGAAAACTGAAAGACATCTCCCCCGATAAACTTGCCGCTGAATCGCAGGCACTTCAGAAGGGTCAATATGTAGGTAGCGCGATAGCCAGCTTGAGAGGAGTCGCACCAGCCTCAGGTAGCCCCGAACGAGTCGCAACACAGGGGGCGCTCACACAGATGGTCGGAGAAGCGTATGGACAACTTTACAAAGACAAGGATGGAAAACCTCTGCGACCTTCTACGGACAAGGGACCAGGAAGTGAGGAAAGACTCTCGTCACTCACGAGCGCAGCCTCTGCACACCTCGCCAAGGCCCTTTCCCCAACACTAGGAATCCAACCAACACCAACTTCGACACCCTCAGGTCCAAGGGTTTCCAGTCTCGTAACACCAGAAATGTCATCGACACCCCATATCGTTTCAAGCACCAATATCCCTTCGCAACCCACAGAACTCCCAGCCCCCGCACCACAAACAGGTCAAAATCTCGCACAAGCAAATGATCTCCAGCGCAACGCAGCGATGGGGCCAACGATGGCAGCAGCCAGTAGCCCAACGATCATCAATAACATAAAGAATCAATCCACAAACGCCGTCACCACCCATCAGAATATGCCCCCAGCCAGAAGCGGAGAATCCAGCTATCTCCGGTCCCTGGACAGAGGATACGCCCCAGCCTAGCTCTCAGGTACCCATATCCACACATAGGTACCTATCTCAAGTGCCCTTACAAACCCGTTTAGGCCCCTCACGGGGGTCATTTTGAACCCACAAATGCCACCAGATCATGAGACCTGGTGGCATGGACCGCGACACTAAAAATTATATTTATCTTATTTGTCCTCAGCTAACCCCTGAAAGAAGCTCATATCATCCTCATCGGGTGGTGCTGCAGTCGGTAACCCTGGGTGGTTCACTGGTGCGACTATTCCCACGTCAGCATCATCCGTCAACGCTACCGACACTGATTTCTCAGCCGAGGTATTGATTGCCACCGCACCCAATACCAAGGTCATACGAGCAGCAATTTGCTCATAGGTCTTGAAGTGCTTGGGGGCTACAAATTCCCTCAATGAGAATTGCTGTTGCCAGAGTTTTTCAAGTACCGCATCGTCTGTAGAAACTGGAGCTTGCGCGGTAAATTCGCTCTTGTCGTAGTTACGGTAACCTTCAACTTGGCGAATCTTGAGCTTGAAATTCGCACCATCCCACAAATCGAACGGGCTGAAGGCCTTTTCGTCGGCAAATTCTGGATGCATCTTTTCAGAAATCTTGTCGAAAATCTTGCTCCCAAATCGGAACAACTTCACCTTGCCATCAAACTCTGGCTTGGCTGGATCAGAGACCACCAAAACATTCGCAAAATACGACAGCTTGCGCTTGCGTTCTCTCGCAATCGTCTTGTTCGCTTCGACCCCGGAATTCCAGAGAGCAGTATTATGTTCACACACCGGACACTTGTGGTCCACTGTGGTCAGACACAGGTCGATCAACCATCCACCTGGACCCTTGAAGCCGTGTGAGAAGGTACGAACCCATGGTAGACCATCTTCACCGTCTTGTGGTGGGGCTGGAAGAAACCGAAGAACAGCGATACCATTGCCGGCCTTATCGACTGTCGGTTCCCAAAACCGATCATCTTCTTTCTTTTCATTTTTTGTATTGAGATTCTGGATGGCCTGGGTGAGTCTTTCAACTGAGCCCCTGGACCGTTTGAGTGCGGAGAAACTGCTGGAATCTGACATATAGAAACCTCCTGTTAGTGATAG